TGTTGAAATGCTTGATCTTGTTCACCTAACAACTGAGTGATTTCTTCCATTGCTTTGATCATGTCAACTGATTCTTGACGCTTGCTTTGACGCAATGCTGTTAAACCAGAATCAGCGGCTTGTTGTTCAAATGCACGTAGTTGATCTGTTGTACCTTGTGTTTCTACGTAACGAGTAATTTGTTCACGCACTGGCTTGATCATCATCATACCATTTTTGTGCATGGCTGCATCCATAACCCAACGCTCTAACACAAAGTGTGGGTCATTCATTTGGTTAACAACTTTATTAACCATGTTTGTTGCTTGACGTGCGGCTGTTTCATCTTCTTGACCATCTGCTACAAAGTCAAAGTTAATTTCGCCATTTGGCATTAGTCCTTTAGCAATAACTGCTGTGGCATAATCTACAACTGGTTTAACAGATGGGTGAATGTAATCAATGCCGTTTACGGGTGCTGTTGAGTCTGTAACAGCCAAGCACAAGTAATGATAATCACTTGCGCGGTTAACGGCGTTTTTTGTGCCTAAGTAGCGCAAATAGGATGCCATTTTTACATCCATTTGGTTCTTCATGCGGACAAACGTAGCGTTAATCTTCTTGTTCTGATTAATGTCCTGCACTGGAATATGTTTAATATCTAGCATTGCTAAAGGTTCCCTTTATTGATGTATTATTTAGCATTGTTAAAATTCACCTGGCAGGACAATCTTAGGTTGTGATTCTTGCTCTTCTACACGTCTGACATAGTCTTTAGCTACTTTGAGATCACATGCTTGACAATACTGACTTTCGTCCTCATCTTCAAACTCATAAATGGTATGTGGAATATCATTTGCTGTCATTGCTATTTCAAATATCTTTGCGTGTTCTTCGCACAATATAACAGGGGGTTGTTCCCCTACTGTTGTTAAAAATCTTCCGTTCTTTTCTAATGCCATAATATCTCCTTATTCTGCTGAAAACGTCTTCTTCCAAGCAGGTTTGTTGCTTTCATCTCTAGGCTTCATGTACTTGTCACGAGCCGCTGCCATACGCTGTTGTGGACTGCGGTTATCCCAAGGTTCAGCAATACCTTGTAAGCAAGCCAATAATGCGTAACGTGCAGAGTCAATAGTATCGTCTGGATCTGAAAAGCGCCCTTGTTGATCTACATAGTAATTTTGTGCATCACTTAAAAACTGTGTGCAATTAGAATTAACCATTAGTGATCCAACTTCTAACATTTGACGCATTTGGTTGATACCATAACTCTTATGATTAGTTACTCGACCTTCTTGATCAGGGGGATTCATAATTGCTTTGTGATACACGTTCAATTCATAACTTTCAAATAGTTCACGAATTGAGTTTGAACTCATTGTGTAACGGCCTGGAGTACTAGCATCAGCAGGCAAAACAATAGGGCAACCGTAAACCTCTGGACGAAGCAAATGATTAATATACTGACTTGGGACTGCTTCTTCAACCCCTTGTACGATGATTTGTTTGTGTAAGAATGCTGTTCGTTCATATGGGTCCCAATACATTAGTGAAATTACAGTTTTGTCATTTACTAAACCCAAGTCTAGTGCAATAACACGCTGTATGTTAGGCATACGCATAAAGTCGTAATCGCCTGTTTGATACAATGGCCATTCACGGATTTGGAATACAGCACCTTTACCCATAACTGGCTTACCAGCAATACGTGCTTCTCGCTCATGTGGCAAGTAGTCGCGCTCTAATTGACGGCGAGTTTCCATCAACAGGAATGGCTGTCCCCAAGGATCATACTCTGGAACATCATCCCAACTTACACGAATGAATTCATATCCTTCTTCTTTGTTCCAAAACTTTGATACAAGTCCGTTCAAGCCTTTTAGTGGTGTAAAAGAACACAACACTTTACCTTGAGTAGTAGCGGTACGTGTAACAATTTCTGAGAAGAAGTCGTCTGGTGGCTGTTCATCAAATACTGCAAGGTTCAATTTAAAACCCTGCAACTGACGAACTTCCTGCGTATAGTTGGCAAACAACAAGTAGGAGTTTGTTCCGCTTGTGTGCCGTATCTCTACACCAATACAGTTAGCGCCATCGTTACGCATAGTGTCTGTAATGATACAGTCGCGAGGAATGAAACCTGATCCTAAGTTCTCTGTGATCTTAACATCTTGGGTTCCCAGCAGTTCAGCCTGTAATACAAGTGCAACTTGTGACCATCCTTCACCTGCTACCATACAAGTGATTGGCTTGTCAAAGCGATGGCCATTCCACCATTCAGGATAACGTCCTGTTAAGTGCATGGCCGTTTCAGCGCAAGTAGATACTGTTTTACCAATACGGTTTGCGGCTAGAATACCACGGCGTTCTGATTTGCCCGTAGCAAAAAATTCTAATTGATGATCAAATGGACGAAAGTACTTGAGTTGATTGTACTTCATTTCATCTGCAATTTCAATTACTAAATCTTGTAACTGATTTTGTAAGTTGCTTGGCCAGCGTTTATACGTTTCTGGAGCAACGTTATTCTTGTCTAGTGAATAACGCAAAGCACGAGCCATTAGGGTTTCCGTGCCTAGCATGTTACTCCTTTGGCTGTGAGTCTAAGAATTCAGATAGTACATCACGTAAAAACACTAAGTCATAATGATCAAAAACATAATCAATTTCTGTATCACCTAAACTATCTTCATTTAACTTAAACGTAATGTGGCAACCGTGTGGTGTCCACTGTCCAGTCAAATCAAAACTTGCTGTTTCATTACTTGCTATGTTCTTCATCTTTGTTCTCCACTGGAAACACTTGGCTAATAACGCTTAGGTGCCATAGTGCTTCACTTAACTTTGCAATTTCATCTGCTGTGCTTGTCCAGGTATCTGGATCTGCTAGATCTGTTGGCTTCTTTGTAAGAATGGCCTGCAGCCTTTCGGCTGTCAGGCGCATACAATGTTCAACTTGTCCAGGGAAGCGTGTTTTAAACGCTTCGCGATGCACGGCATTGACCTTTTGCATAATAAGTGTATCACGAGTCATACGCTCTTGTTGTGCTTGGTCAATCATACTGTCACGTGCCGTTGGATTAGTCATATTAAGCCTTCAAATCCCATGGGTTGTTTGCAACTGTGTCATTCAATGATACAAATTCACGATCAATCCAAACGTCCCATTGATTTGATTTGTTAACTTTAAATGTTTGCATCATAGCACGTAGGCGTTTGCCTTGTGGAGTAAGTGTGCCATCTTCACGCATGATTGTTTGTTCACCAGTGCGTGGATCAACCCACTTGATTACTTCTGGGCGAGTGCGACCAAACTTGTCAATCTTCTCACCATGTGGGCGCTGACTTAGAGGCCCTAAAATTTCATAACTGATCATGCCGTTGTTGTATTTGCGGAACAACATGCTGACCTTTTTGTCTTGTGCTCTTGCTTCTTCATCAGGATGAGGAACTACGTTGCTTAAGAATACGTTTTGAACTTGGCTACGATCTGGCAAGTTCTTATCACGGGCAGGTGCATCTTTAATTGGATCAATAGGCACTAGTTCTGTGCGGTCAATGTATGGGTTATCGCCACCAACAAATTTAGAGTCAATATCTAAACCGTTAAGTGCATCCATAGCAATTTGATACTTTAGTTTGTTTGCACGACCTTTTAACTGTAGCACAATGCCAGTTTCATCGTAAACAAAACGTTCTAATTCTGTTGCTGTTGGAAAGTCTGTCATTAGACCTTCTAAGTCATACTCACCAGCAAATGTGGCCGCTGGTTTAGCAGGTGCAACTTCTGGAGTTACTACCCATTCTGTTTTGTTTTTCTTTGATGCTTTTGCTGGAGCCTTCTCAGGTGCCGCTTCTGGTGCGTCCCAAGGATTGTCCGTTGGAGTGTTTGATTTTTGCATTTTCATTTCCTTATTTTACTATGCTAAAAACAGGGAAGGTCTTCTTCCCTGTGTACTTCTATTTATTATCTGCGACGAAGGCGTGCAAATGGGTTTTGCGCTACAGGAATAATACCTTGGTTTATTCTTGGAGCATTTACTTGTCTTGCTTGACTTGCTGGAATACCAGTTTGTGCTACTCTTGGAGCAACTCTAGGTGCTGGCATTGGTGCAGGTCTTGGAGCACCAAAAGTCATTTGAGACGGACCACTTTTACCACCACCCATACCAGTCATCATGTTACCAAACGCACCCATTGTTTGACCTAAGCCATTGGCTGCTTGTTGCTGTTGAGTAGTTAAGTTTCCAGGGTTTGCTGGATCTTGAAGTGCTTGCCCAATTCCACTAAACAAACTACCACCAAAGTTAAGTGGCTGTCTAATAACATTAGTCAAGTTCTGTGGACGTGGACTTGCTGTTACCATTTGTGTTCCAAAGCCATCACCTAATGGATTACCATTGACATCATTTAGATTACCACCTGTCATTGGGCCACCTGTCATACCAATACCTGCGCTTGGATTGATTTGTGAACGATCAATTGGACTTAGTGAACCAAAGCCTGGAGGCAACTGTCCGTTGCTTTGTGTCATTGGCTGTTGTTGATTGCCACTAAAGTTAGGTTGATATATTGAAGGACCACCACCAAATACCATATTGCTATATTGGTTGTAAGCATTTGCTTGAGTCTGCCCTGAACCAGGCAATGACTCAGTAAAGCCTTGAGTAGTCAAGTCCTGACCATTTTCCTGAAAGCCTTCTTGAAAGCCTGGCATACCAGCACCAGCACTTGGATTACCAAAAGTATTACCTACAC